GACTCGGTCAGGGCCTCGGTCTGGGACTCGGTCAGGGACTCGGTCGGGGACTCGGTCGGGGACTCGGTCTGGGCCTCGGTCAGGGACTCGGTCGGGGACTCGGTTTATGGCCAGCACGATGCGGGCTGGTTGGCGTTCTACCGATATTTCCGCGATGCGGTGGGGCTGGAACCACAAACCGAGAAGCTATCCGGTTTGTGGGAGTTAGCGCAGTCGGCTGGCTGGGCTATTCCGCACCAGCGAATCTGCTGGGTGAGCGAGAGGCACTCGCTACTGGCTCGGGACGAGAGAGGCCGACTCCACTCGGTATCCGGACCGGCGGTGCGATACCCAGACGGTTGGGCTATCTATGCCGTGCATGGCGTGCGGGTTCCAGCTGGAATTATTGAGCACCCCGAATCAATCACCGTGGCCGCCATTGACCAAGAGCGTAACACGGAAGTTCGGCGCGTCATGGTCGACCAGTATGGACTGAGCAGATATCTGAGAGACTCCGGAGCCGTCCTCATCGATGACTCGCGCTGGGGAAAGCTCTGGCGCCGCGACCAGACGAATGATGAGCCTATCCTCGCAGTGGAGCTTCTCAACTCGACTCCCGAGCCAGATGGTACCCGCAAGACGTATTTCCTGAGAGTTCACCCGGAATGCAGGCCGTTGCTGCCTGGAGGCCGGTTCGGCGCGCCACAGAAACTCACCGCGCATTCGGCTGTAGCGTCGACGTTCGGAAAGAGAGCAGAGGAGTATCACCCGTCCAAACAGACGTGAGGAAGCAATGACCAAGCTCGAAAAAGCGATGAAAGAGTACGTGGCCGCGGTGAAGGAGTCTTTCCATAAGTATGGCGATCAGGTGCGTTTTCAGGGGGATCAGTCGTTACACGAAAAGTGCTGCGCTCTATTGAATGCAGGGATGGAAGAGCCAGCTGCGCCAACAGCGCATGACGTGTTTCAGGAATTGAAGGCATATCTGTCCAATAGACTGGATCCGAGAGCGTTGTGGCTAGAGAAGTGGCTTCACCTATTGTGTCCAGAGGAGCAACCCTTGGTGAAAACGCCCAAGTTCTGCGACCGCGTTAGACTTGGGTGCGATCTTAGGGGTATCGGGGTGTATGGATGCGCCAAGGACGCTCTGCATTCAGGTGATTGTGAGTTTACCCGGTTTGTGGGGTATTACTGATGCTCGTCATCCGGGCCGGTAGCTCTGTGGATTTACCATTCATAATGGATTCATGGCAAAAGGGCTACCGGTACGGTTCGTCCTTTGGGCGGTCCGGCATGATGAACTCTGTCTTCTACATCGGGCATCGCAGGGTCATCGAGTCCCTGTTGCCGGAATCGCTGATACTGGTGGCCGCGCTCGAGGAGGATCCTAGCATCATCGTGGGGTATGCTGTCATAGGTGCTCACGATGCCTCGCCCATCCTGCACTGGTGCCACGTCAAGGAGCCGTTCAGGCGACGTGGTATTGCGTCCCTGCTCTTTGGTGCGGCAAACTTCCCACCGAAACTGAAAGGAGTGGTCCTATCCCATGCCTCAGACGACTGGTACAAATTCCTCCGATCGAAATTCCCAGACGCCGTCTACGACCCGTACCGACAATTCTGGCCCGCGGAAAGTTCGCGTGCTCCATCTCCGGGAGCAGGTACCCTGCCCCTGGTTGCTGGGTAGGCGAATCGAATCGCGCATGCCGGGGTTGGCCGGCACCATCGAACTCGTGAGGTTGCGCGGCTCCGTCTTCCTGCGGAACGAGGCGAACGACGAGTTCGAAATCCCGGACTCCAACATCACCGGCATCGGCTACTGAGGTGGCTCTCCCCGGTCAGCGCGGCCGATCTCTATGGACGGTGCTCTCCGTCCGCAATGAGCTTGCTGACGTGATCAAAAAGGTGCGGGACGAGCAGATGAACCCCAGCAGGGGCAAGGTCCTGATTTATGGTCTCCGCACCATGATCGACGTGATCAAGGCTGCCGAAACTGAGGACCTACTCCGCCGCGTGGAGCGCCGGCTAGGCAAGGACACGGAGGAAGGAGAGGAGGCCGAAGACGCTGAGCTGGAGCGCCATTGAGGCTCGCGCCCAGGAGGCGGCTCGGCTGGCGGACCCACGTCCTCCCAGGCCCTTCGATCTTGAGTCGTACGCTTTCGGGCCGCAGCTCGCGTTCATGCGGGATGAGGCCACATTCGCTACCGCCAACTGCTCTCGACGCGCGGGCAAGACTCGCGGGGTCGGGGGATGGCTCATCGAGGGGCCGCACAGAAAGCCAGAGGCCCCGAGCGCCTACGTCACCATCACGCGCAAACTGGCCAAGCGCAACATCTGGCCAACCCTCCTCAACATCAATCGGAAGTACCGGCTTGGCTTCATCCCGAACGAAAGCGACCTCACGCTCAAGAAGAACGGCGAGGACAAGGTCTTCCTTTTCGGAATGGAGACGAAAGGAGAGATCGAGAAGCTGCGCGGCACGGGTTGGGGGCGTGTTGCGATAGATGAAGCGCAGGCACTCCCGCCTTACCTGAGAGAACTTGTAGAGGAAGTTCTCATGCCTTCGCTCATCGACCACGATGGCAAGGTACGCATGATTGGAACGCCCGCCCCGGTTCCGACTGGGTATTTCTACGATGCTTGCTTCGGGGACCAATCGAAGATCGACCTCGAAGGCGCGCGCTGGTCGCGGCACAGCTGGACGGTCTGGGATAATCCCTACCTACCAGGCGCGAAGGCGATGCTGGCCAAGGTTCTTGCACTTCGAGGACTCACGGTTGAGTCCCCAGCCATCCAGCGCGAGTGGTTTGGCCGGTGGGTTCTAGATCCTGACAGCCTGGTGTTCCATTTCGACAGGGTCAAGAATGCGTTCGACGCTCTGCCGAAGGCCCAGGGGCGGTGGCAGTATGTCATCGGTATCGACATCGGATTCGGCGACGCGGACGCAGTCGCAGTGCTTGCGTACAATGAGCATCTGCCCTCCACCTGGCTCATAGAAGAGCACCTCAAGAACAAGGGCGACATCACTTCCCTGGTCAACGTGGTCAAGGAGGTCTACTACCGGCTCGGACCCGACAACGTTCGCGGTGTCGTGATGGACCCGGCGGGAATGGGGATGAAACTAATCGTGGAATTGCAGGCTCGGCATGAGATCCCCTGCCAGGGCGCCAAAAAGTCCGAGAAAGAAGCTCATATCGAGCTCCTGAACGATGCCATGAGGACGGGCAGATTCTACGCTCATAGTGATAGCCGATTCGCGCATGATGTGATGTTGGTCGAGTGGGACAAGGACAAGAGTACTCCAGACAAAAGAGTCGTATCTGAGCGATTCCATTCCGATATCACTGACGCCGTACTCTACGCCTATATGCTCTCTCTATCCTGGCTGTCAGAGCCCAGGATAGAGGTGCCGGCTCCAGGTACAATGGAAGCCTTAGAGGCTCAGCAGGACGACTATTGGAGCCAACTGGAAGAGGAGCACCGGCGCAGGAGTGAAGAGGAGGCCACATGGCAGACGAACGATTGGGAAACCTAGAACGTAAAGTGGACCGCATCCTGCGGTTCATCGCGAAGGTAGAGGCTGCTTTCGCCCCCGCCGCGGCGCCCACGCCTGCAGAGGCTGAGAAGGTGGAGGACGCAATCCGCGGGTTGGCCGGAGAGATGCCGCCCGATGAGGACATGTTGGAGTGGTCTACTCCGGGAGCTCTGCCCTCGGAGCGCAAGGCCGAGCAGGATAAGGAAAGAGGCCAGTGAGATGTGGTGCCGATCGACGAGGCAGCGTAGGGCAGCCAATAGGCGTAGGCGTCAGGAGTTCCTGGGGTCTTATAACGCGTGGTTCAATGCGACGTACAGCGCGGGGTTCAGGTCTTATAACGCGTGGTTCAATGCGGTTGTGCCTGACGGTCAGTTCCGCATGGATGGACTCACCACAACTTTCTTACGTCCGAGCTGGAGCCTGCTCTACGCCCAGATGTTGGTGCCGGAGACGAAGCCATGAAAGACCCACGCGACCCCGACCGCTGGAATCCTCAGAAGGTTGGATATGAGGAGAACATGGATCGGGCCAGGCATAAAGCCCGGAAGGCGTTCGGGCGTGAGAAGATTGTGGTAAGCCCGTCTACGTCAGAGCAGTACCGGCAGAATTATGACCAGATCGACTGGGGACACAATGAGCGATCGAAACCGTGAGAAGCGTTGGCCGCTGTATGACAAGGCAATCAATGCCGGTCGGTTTTCAATGAACCAGAACTGGTGGCCGGAGTTGGCGGCGCTCACGCTGGCCGAGCGTGCTAAAGTGAAGCATTTCCTGCTCCTCGAGCGACACCAGGGGTCGGGCTTCCTGGAACTTCCGAGCGAAGCTGCCGAGCGGGAGCGGTTGGAGAGGATTGCAGCAGACGAAAAAGCAAAAGCGAAGCAGGTAACCAACAAGGACGCTAGCGATGACCAAGAAGGCCCGCAGGGATCGACGAAAGAGCCGGTTGAGTGAGCTCCTGGAGACGCTCAAGAAGGTTGAGCGGGAATTGGACATGATGACGACTGACGAAGGCTTCGGGCTATCTGTTATAGCGGCCAGGGAGCATGCTTGGCGCGCTGCTCTGGCGGTCAACGAGGCCATTGATGAGTCGCGATTGATGAGTCGCGATTGATGAGTCGCGTAAGCGGGAGGGTGCGAACCGTAAACAGGAGGGTTCACCTAATGGCGCGCAAAAAGAAAATGGACCACACCGGAGTAACCGAGCGTAAACCGGGTGAGCCCGAGAAGGTCGGCGAGGCCAAACGCGACGCTGGCAACACGACTCGGGAATGGTGGTTGGCTTCGCCGGCCGAGATGGCTGACAGCATCCATGGAGTGATCGAGACCATCAAGGACCGCTCCACTCGCCTCGAGTCGCAGCGGCTCTTGTCTGCGCGGTTGTACGGGAATCTGTCCCTGTTCGGCCTGCAGGGCATGAGCATCAGCCGCGCCTCGGCCGTCCAGCCGGCTATGCGCGACCGCATCACGTACAACGTGGCGGCCAGTGCAGTGGATACGGTGGCCGCGAAGATGGCGAAAAACAAGCCGAAGCCCCTGTTCCTCACGGATGGCACCGACCACCGCGTGCAGCGCAAGGCGAAGAAGCTCACCAAGTTTTGTGAGGGCATGTTCTATGAGAACCGCCTCAGGCAGATGGCGCCTCGTGTCTTCAAAGAAGGCGCCATCCTGTCTGACGGATTTTTGCACATCTTCGAGCGATTCGGCCGGGTGTGCATGGAGCGTGTGCTCTGCCATGAGATCTACGTGGATGACATCGAGGCGTTTTACGGCACCCCTCGCCAGATGCATCGCGTTCGCAACGTTGACCGACAGCTCATGATCGAGTGGGTGAAGAGCTTGCCACTCTCCGCGGCGGAGATGAAGGACGCGGTGGCCGCGCTCAAGTCGGCTGAGACGGCCGTCAACGACGATTATTCAGGCTTCGACACCAAGTCGATCGCAGATCAGGTCTCGGTTGCGCAGTCATGGCACCTGCCCAGCGGCCCGGAGGCGACAGACGGCCTGTGCGCCATCAGTCTCCCGAACAAGCTCCTGTGGAAGGGTGAATGGAAGCACGATTTCTTTCCGTTCGCGCGCTTCCCGTGGTCGCCTCCGCTCTATGGGTACTGGAGCAGAGGATTGGTGGAGTCGATCCAGAATATCCAGCTGGAAATGAACAAACTGCTGTGGCTTATTCAGCGGTCAATGCATCTAATGGGCACATTTAAAATCGCCCTGGAGCTCGGGAGCAAGGTCAATACCGGCCACCTGAACAACGACATCGGAACGATCATCTGGTACCGTCAACAGGCTCCAGTGTATCTCTCTCCGCAGGTCGTCCCGGCTGAATATTACCAGCATTTTGAGCGGCTCAAGGCGAGCGCCTACGATCAGGCAGGCATCTCGGAGCTCAGCGCTACCAGTGAGAAGCCTGCGGGCCTCAATAGCGGCAAAGCGCTCCGTGAGTACGAGGATATTGGTAGCGATCGCTTCCAGCTCATCGGCCAACAGTATGAAGAGTTTCACATGGAGGCGGCTCGCATCGGGATCGCTATCGCGAGAGACATCTCCAAGTCCACTGGCAATGGATACCCGGTAAAAGTGCCCGGGAAGCGATTCCTCGAAACTATCGACTGGATGGATATCGACCTCGAAGACGACTCGTACATTATGCAAGTGTACCCGATCTCCTCTCTGCCGCACGATCCTGCTGGCCGGACTGCGCAGGTTCAGGAGTGGGTGCAGGCGGGACTCATCCCGCAGCAAATGGCCGCTCGCCTTCTTGATTTCCCGGACTTGGAGGAATACGACTCGCTGTCAAGCTCGATGCTGGACTATGTCCAGTTGACCCTCGACGACATCGTAGACGAGGGGAAGTATGAGGGGCCAGATCCCGCAGTTGGTGACTTTGCGTTTGCTCGCGCTATGGCGCAGATGTACTACCTGCGAGGCAAGGGGCAGGGGTTGGCAGAGGATCGCCTCCTCATGCTCCAGGACTGGATGAACGCCTGCGACCTACTAACCGTGAAGTCTATGCCGCCTCCACCACCGGGCCTTCCGGGCGCCGCACCTCAGGCTGTCCCGCAACCTCCACCGCAGTCGGACCTTTTGCCCAACGCGCCCAGCGCGTAAGGAGACACAGCCATGCCAGACGCAGTTGTCCCAGCTCCATCCCCCGCTGTCCCCACGAAACCGGTACCCGCCGATCGGATGGCGCGCGCCATCGCGGCTCTCGGCGGAGAACCGGCCCCAGCGGCCCCGGCCCCAGCAGCTCCCGCGGTTGCCCCAGTCGCCGCTCCCGCGCCAGCTACACCTGACCCTGCAGTCGCTGCCGAGCGGCAGGCTCACGCCATCCGACAAGAGCGAGCCAAGCTCGCCGCAGAGCGCGCCAAGTGGGAAGCGGACCAGAAGGCCTCCCAGGCTCGGCAGGCATCCTACCGAGAGAATCCTCTGCTGATGCTGCAGGATTACTTTCCGGGCATTCCGGCTGATCAGGTCATCGCGGCATGGCAGCAAGCGCTGGCGAATCCGGGAGCCCCGCCTCCGCCCGAAGTCCAGGTGGCCTCGGTCAAGCAGGACGTGCAGGCTCTCCGGAAACAGCTCGAGGAGCGCGACCATCAGGCAGCTGCAGCGGCGAAGGCGGCGCAGGAGCGCGAGTATCAGGAGGCGATCGCCGACGTGAAGACCGAGCTGCACGAGTACGTGACCACCAACGCCAGCGAGTATCCGGTCTTTCTGGCCGCGCTCGAGGGAGAGGCAGATGCGACCGGAGCGAAGATCGAGCCGCGTGACTACCTGTTCGCCATCATGGACGCAGCGTACAAGGCAGATGGCACAGTACTCAGCCCGAAGCAAGCAGCAGAAAAGGCCGAGAAGTTCTTCGAGGGTAAGGCTGCGCGCCTGCTCAACCTGGCGAAGTTCAAGAGCAATCAGGCGCCTCAGGCTCAACCCAGGAAGCAGGAAGTACGCGCGTCCGAGCCGACACCCTCCCTCTCAAACCCGGACACCCCGTTGCCCAGCCCGCGCAGTGCGCGCAGGACGGAAGCAGAACGAATGGCTGCAGCTATTGCGGCCATACCGGATTGACGGTAGAGTTTGACGCGGCGAGGGGGATGCCCTCTCCTCGCCGCAGCTGGTGCCCGCCGCGCGAAGCTTCGCGCCCACGCTCGTAGCAGCAATCAGACGAGGCTTTGTATCGCCTCCGAGAAGCCACCCGAAACGCCTGGTGCTTCACTGTCCGGCCACATCGCCGGTCTGACTTTCTACGAAAGGGCTCCATCGTGGGCGCATATTTCGACCTCTCAGCGGCAAATGCAGTTCTCAAAGAATTGTACTTCGGGCAGACCCCGGAGAACCTCGTCTACAGGGACAACCCGCTCCACGCTCTCCTCTCGAAGAACGAGGATGCAGGAGGCAAGTACATCCCAGTGCCGGTGATCTACGGCACCAGCAAGGGCCGGTCTTCGAGCTTCGCCAATGCTCAGGGCAACCAGTCGCCGGTTCTTGCGGCCGAGTTCCTGCTCACCCGTGCGACTGACTACTCGATCGGGACGATCGACAATCACACCATGCTCGCCACCAAGGGCGACAAGGCGGCGTTCGTCGCTGGCCTCAAGACCGTGGTGGATGGCGCGTTCCGCGAAGCCGTCCTCTCGGCCGCGAGCTCCGAGTTTCGGAGCGGGACCGGCACCATCGGCCAGGTCAACTCATCGGGCTGGAGCCTGGGTGTTGCCACCCTGACGAATGCAGATGACATCGTCCAATTCGATATCAACATGACCCTGCAGGCGGCTGCCTCGGATGGTGGAGCGCCCCGCGCAACGCTCGGTTACGTGGTTGGCGTCGACACGATGGCCGGCACCTTGACCGTATCCACCACCCCTGGCGGCGCGGCGGGCGCTCCGGCCGGCTGGCTCGCCTCCGACTACCTCCTTGTCCAGGGCGACTCGAACGCCAAAATGAAGGGCCTCAACGCCTGGATTCCCACCACCGCGCCGGCCACCTCGGACAACTTCTTCGGGGTAAACCGGTCCGCGTCGCCCACCCGTCTCGCTGGCGTGCGCGTCGCCGGGTCGTCCCTCACCATCGAGGAATCGATCACCAAGGCGCTCACGTACATCGGCCGAGAGGGCGGGCATCCGGATTATGGCATGATGACGTTCACCTCGTGGGCGTACCTCGAGATGGCTCTCGGGGCCAAGGTCCAGTACTCAGATTTAGAGGTCGGCGAGGTCATGTTCCGCGGCATTCGATTCAACGGGCCAAAGGGTGAGGTCAAGATCCTGCCTGACCGGAATGAACTCAACGCGACGTGCCACCTGCTCACCATGAGCTCTTGGACGCTGTTCAGCCTCAACGCGGTGCCCCACCTCTTCCGTTATGCGGATGGGCTCGAAGCACTGCGCGTGTACAACCAGGATGCGGCGGAGGCTCGCGTTGGCTATTACGCTCAGCTCGGCTGTGACGCTCCCGGCTGGAATGGCGTTGTGACGCTTCCCGTGTAAGGAGGCGAACATGGCAAACCGGAATTTCACGCAGTTCTCCTACAGCCTCGAAAAGAAAATGGTGTCAATCTGCGCCAATTTCGATGGAGGCGGGGCTGGCGTCAACTGCAGTCTGCTACACTGGAATGGCTCATCTCTAGTTGCCGCCCCATCGGGCGGTACTCGGGGGGTTAAATCCATCACTCGCAACGGCGATGGCGATTACACGTTCACCATGCAGGACAACTACCAGCGCCTGCTGGATGTGAGTGGGTCGTTCCTGGCGAAGGACGGCAGTACCACACCGCTCGCGGTGGCGTACTGGATCAAGTCCGTGTCGCCCGGAGCGGCCGGAGGCGCCACAGTCCGAATCATCACCTACCTGGCCACGCCAGGCACGCCCGTCAGCCCCGGCACGAATGACCGAGGCTATTTCTGCTTCACGTGGTCTGACAGCGCGGCATTCTGAAGGGAGCGCCATGGCCACAACTGCAAGCGTCTCTCTCACCAGCCCCAGCGTCATCGGGAACGCCCCTACCAACTTCGTTGTTACTGCAGGTAACACGGGGGCGTCTCCCGTTTCCGTCACTGGGATCCAGGTCGTGGTGACGCCCTCCGTTCCGATGGCAATTGGGGACGTGGGGGGTCTGACACCGGGGACTCCGGTATCGATCGCGGCCAGCGGAACGCTCACGTTCCCGCTCCAGGTCGTCTTCCAGGCGCCGTCCGCGCCTGGACAGTCCGGCCAAGCGAGCGGGATCTACAGCCTGTTCGTCATCGTCAACACCAGCGACGGGACAAGCACCGCGAGCGCTCCGATCAACGTATTCCCATCGCCGGTCATGCCGGCGCAGCAGGGGGCAGCGCCGTCGGCTGGACAGTTGGTGTTCGATTCGCCTTTGAGCAGTGCACTTTGGTTCTTTTTCGCCTGAAAGGACAAGGAAATGGCTTTGACTCCAGTAACCGTCAGTGATCGCTCTGGCAACTCTCAGGGGATGGAGGCCTATCAGGACCCGGCCGGCAACAACATCCCGATCGTCTCCCTCGACACCAACAAGGCCACCTACTACTTCTCGGCATCATTCACTCCTCTCGTCACCTCGGCCCTCACGGTTCTGCGGATCGCAGGCAGCGCCTCGAAGACGGTCCGGGTGAAGCGCATTCAAGTCGGCGGGACCTCCACCGCGGCCGGTTCCTGCCTCTATGGGCTCCAGCGCGTGAGCTCGGTCGGCACGGGCGGCACTGGCGTCACGCCCACCGCGGCCAAGGCAGACAGCGCGTCTGCTGCGGCCACCGCGGTCGTGACCCACTACACCACAGCGGCCCAGTCCGCCGGAACGGCGGCCGGCGGCACGATCACCCAGGCCACGCTACTCACCAGCATCGTCACCCTTCCCACGACCGGCATGGTGCCGCTCTACTCGATCTTCCCGCCTCAGGGCGCTCCGATCGGCTCCTCCCTGGTGCTCCGAGGCACGGCCGATGCGCTCGAGCTCGGGAACCTCAACGGCGGGAACCTCCCGGCCGGCACGGTGCTCCAGTACACCGTGGAGCTCGAGGAGGACGCCAGCTAAGCGGCGTCTGAGCGACCATGGCCATCACGGCAAGCGTCGCGGTCAATCCGTCCACCGTCACGGCCCAACAGACCGTGGCGGTGACGTTGACCGTCAACAACAGCGCCGGCACGGCAGTGCTCGTGACCGGAATCCAGCCCCTCTGCTATCCCACGTTGAACCAGCCAGATGGGCCCAGCGGAGCGGTTGGACTCCCGGCGCTCGGACCAGGAATGACAGTATCCATCCCGGCGAGCGGTTCCCTCACGTTCTCGTGGGGGATGAACCTGTTCTCACCCCAGGGCGGGTATGCCTTCCAGGGCGGCAACAGCCTGATCTACGTCATCGGCGCAACGGTCTACACCTCCGATGGCAGCGTCACCACGGCCACGACAGCCAATGTGACCGTGAACCACTTCCCGTAACACGGGGGTCAAGTGGCAGTCCCAGCTCTCTGGATCGCGCCGACCTGGCGCTACACGTCCCCTGGAGGCACCGTGCAGTTCGCGGCCTCCGGGGGTTCGCTGTCCGGCTATACTTGGTCTATGGACTCGAGCGAGAGCGGCGGGTCAATCGTCGCGGGATCGGGTCTGTATACGGCCGGCACTCTCATCGGCAATGACACAGTGCGTGTGACGGATGGTGCTGGCAATACTGTCACGTGCGTTGTCCGAGTTTCGGGGCAGCAGACTCTCGCCCAGCTCATCCAGAACGCGAAGAGCCACGCTGACATGATCTCGAGTACGTTCGTGTCGCAGGCCGAATGGATCGATTACCTGAATACCGGGCTGTGTGAACTGTGGGACCTGATGATCCTGAAATACGGGGCCAAGTACTTCCACCAGCCGGCCTTTCAGTTCACGACAGACGGCATCTCCAATCAATACCGACTGCCTCCCGACTTTTACAAGGGAACTGGCGTCGATCTCGCCGTGAGCGCGCCAGACTGGTGGGTGAGCCTGAAACCGTTCCCCTGGGCGGAGCGAAACAGGTTCGCCCTTCGCAACTTTCAGTCATTTTACGGTCTGTCAAACCTGCGCTACTGCTACCTCGCCGACTCGGTCTTCTTCATGCCGAACCCGGTGGGTGGCCAGACCTTCCGACTCTGGTATGTGCCCAAGGCCAGCGTTCTGACCTCCCTGACGGACGTGGTCGATGGCGTGAACGGCTGGGAGCATCATCTCGAGCTCACGGCCGCAATCCATGCCCTCGCCAAGGAGGAGAGCGACACCACTCAGCTTGAGCGCGAGAAGATGGAGATGGAGAAGCGCATCGAGGCTATGGCCGAGAACCGTGACCAAGGCAATGCCGAAACAGTGTCCGACGTGGTGAGTTCGAATGTGGATTCGCCCTGGACAGGATCATCGGGCGGCTATGGAGGCAACTGGTGATGGCCCGACTGGTCAAGATCCAGTCGGATGATCCGGTGTTGGGGCGGATACAGGATCAACTCGTAGGTACACTTAACCCTGCGCTTCGTTCGCTGGATGAACTGTCGTCTGCCACTGGCTATGTTGCTGCAAAATACATGTCCGCATCCGGTCAATCCCTGGCAAGCGGAACACCTACCATTATTAACTTCGAATCCAGGGACATAGATACCTCCGGAGCTGTGAAGATCGGGCCATCGTGGGCATTCACGGTCCCGGTAGGCGCGGATGGCATATATGTGGCGGCGGCGGAACTCACCATGCAACCTGGAGCGGCCGGGAACTTCACGGCTCGGATTGATATGGGCGGAAATGCAAACTGGGGTGACATTATCCCTGTGACCAATGGCGCATTTGCTGGGGTCAGTGTGTTCGCTATGGCCAAGCTGTCCGCAGGGCAGACGATTTCCGTTTTCGGTCGGCAAATCACGGGTGCGCCACAGTCTTTGTTCCCTGACGGATCAACCAATTACGTATCAATCTTTCGTCTTCCTGGGAGTTAATGTGAAAACCTTTCTAATTACCGAAGAGCAGCGAAATGCCCTACTCGTATACCTCAGCGAGAGGCCGTACAAGGAAGTGGCCAAGGGCGTGGAGATGCTACAGCTGGCTCCGGAATGGGTGGACCCTCGCCAGACGAACGAGGCGGCTAAGGACATGGTAACGCTGACCAGCCTCAATGGATTGGTATCCCAAAGCAAGGGATAAAAGATGCCAAACACACCGCTCATGAATATGCCGCTCCCTGTGCCAAGCACGACACAGGGCATTGGTGTTGCTCCTGCGGGGCAGAGTTGGGGCGAGCTATACAACCAGGACCTTGGCATTGTGGACGGGCACAACCATGCTCCTGGCTTTGGCGCTCCCGTGCCATCAAGCGGCATCGCAATCAACGCAGATCTGCCGATCAATGGCAACAATCTGACATTGCTCCGGTCGGTCCGCATGTCCTCGCAGGCCTCGCCCTTGGCGTTGGGTACGGACCTGGGATGTCTGTATGTCTCCGGCGTCGACCTCTATTTCAACGACACGTCAGGCAACCAGATCAGAATCACCTCGGCTGGTGGCGTAGCGGGCACGCCCGGTTCCATTGGAGGTCTGGCTTCGCCGGCCGCCGCGACCTACACGGTCGGGAGTAAACAGTTCGAGTTCACGAGCTCGAGCGGAGTGCGTGCGAACATGTCGGGAGGTCCGCTCTCCATCTACGATCCTCAGGCCGGTGGGCACAGGGTCACAGTCAACGTTCCGGTTGGGCTCTCGGCTGATTACGCGGTGACCTTCCCGAGCGCGCTCCCCGCGGCCCCGAAGATCGTCACCCTCGACAACACCGGAGCCATTGCCTCGACCACGGATGTGGATGGCACCACTCTCCAGCTATCGGGCTCGGTCTTGTCAGTGAAGGCGCTCGGCATCGGGACGGGGCAGGTTGCCGCGCAGGCCATCACAGCGGCGAAGATTGCGAACGGCACTATCACCAATACCCAGCAGTCATTCGGAACTCCATCCACCACCAGTGACGTAGCTATCAAAAGCTATGTTGACGGATTGATCACAAGTGTTCAGACGCTGACGTGGTCCAACAATGGGGTGTCGTTTTTCTGGGCAAAGGACAGTTTCGGTATCGTGCACTTGCGGGGGTCCTTCGTCAACATTGCTGGTTTTCCCAACCAGTCCGGAACGACTCTACCGGCCGGTTTCCGCCCGTCCACCAACCGAATCTTCCCAGTCATTGTTTTCGACAACGGCGGAAATCCGACCAATACCTATGTGACCATCAACAGTGGAGGATTGCTCACTTTCCATGTGGCGGCAATCGGGAACAGCTTCTGCGACGGGATCACCTTCCTCGGAGAGCAGTGATGCCATTGCCGAGTCAGACTATCCCCGTTCAATTTCGGGGTCTCGACACCAAGACCGACCCGCGACAGCCGGCCGTTCCCGGAGACCTGACTCGGGCCGAAAACGTCATCTATGATCACTGGCCTCGCCTCACCAAGCGCAACGGGTTCCAAATCATCAATCCACCGATCGTGGGAGGTGGAGGCATCACGCTGGCCTCGTTCAAGGGGCAGCTCTTCGCTCAAAACCCCTTGATCGGCCTTTCGTACGCTCAGGGAGCGCTGGCTAGCAGGGGCTATGCGGAGCCGGTGCAGCTGACCACTCAGCCGGTAGTTCGCAACGGCTACGGCCAACAGACTCCGGATGGTGCCATTCATCCGGCTGGAATCTCGGTCTACACCTACGAGTCTATCGAGGCCGGTTCGACCGTTTCGCGTTACACGGTCATGGACACCGCGACGCAGCAGCCGATCGTCATCGGCGCCCAGATAGGAACAGCCGCGGTCAAGCCAAAGCCATTCGCCTTGGGCAACTACGTCGTCATCCTGTACTGGGAGACGAGCAATTCGCATCTTCGCTATATCGCCATCCCTGCGGCGAGCCCCAAGACTCCGATCTCGGCTGTGGACTTCGCGACCGATCCGGCGGCCGGCAACATCTGGGATGCGACCGTCATAGGCGGCCAGTATGGCTCACTATTCGTGACATACGCCAACAACGCGGGCGCAAACAAGATCACCTTGAAGACTCTGTCGCCCACGCTGGTGCTGGGATCTGCTGTCGTGCCGGTAACGGCAGAGACCTATTCTACCTGTGTTAGCATTTTCGGAGATCCCTCGTCACTGTGGGTTTGGGTTGCCTACTATACTGGCGCAGCCGTAAAGGCATTCGCGTACGATTATGGTCTGTTGAATGTGATGCAGACCTTCGCGACGCTCGACGCAGCCCCAGGCACGGTGCGAAACATTGGCGGAGTGGCCAGCCCCTCGAATCATGTCGCGTATGTGATGTACGAGGTGTCTGCAGCAGACACTCGGAACTACCAAATCAAATGGAACAGCATCAGCGCTAGCGGATCGGTAGGGCCATCTGTCTCGTCTGTGGCAAGATCGGTAGGTCTGGCCTCCAAGCCATTCGTTGTGTTCGGTATTATTCATGTGCTAGTGGCCTATCAGGGCTCGATACAGCCGACTTATTTTCTCATGGTGGAGGGAGGGGCAAGTCCGGTTTACATCCCCACGGGGAAGCTGGCGCCAGGGGTAGGCGGAGGATTGACAGCCAAATCCATACTCCCAGAAGCAACGCAAATCTCGGCTGGGGTGGTGCACGTCCCCTACCTGCAGGCCGATCAGATTGGATCATCGGGCGGCGTTGTCTTCTCTCAGAAGGGCGTTCAGGCAGCAACGTTCGATTTCTTGGGACAGTCGCAGGCGCTCGAGTTTTCCGACCAACTCTATCTCACGGGGGCGCAGCTGTGGCTTTACGATGGAGCTCAGGTCTGCGAAGCGGGATTCCACCTCTTTCCGGAGGGGATCACGGCGGCTGTGAATGGCGGAGGAGCGGGCACGCCAGATGCCGGAGTGCACCAGTATTCCGTCATCTGGGAGTGGATGGACAATTATGGCAATCTGCACCGCAGCGCACCCAGCACCCCAGTTAGCGCAACGGCTACTGGAACGACCGCCAACATCACCCTGACGATCCCTACCCTTCGAATCACGACCAAGTCGACTCCGATCTCAGTCGTGGTCTACGGCACCCAGGCGAATCAATCCATTTTCTACCGGCTGACGAGCATTACTTCCCCGCTTCTCAACTCCACGACCGCCGATACCGTAACGTTTGCCGTGACGGCAAGTGATGCCAGCATCATCGGGAATGAGCAGATCTACACGACCGGATCACCTGGAGAGGTGGAGAATATCGCCCCTCCGGCCTGTTCGGCGATCGCCCAGTTCAAGGGCCGCCTGTTCGTGGTATCATCCGAAGACCCCTACACGACGTGGTTCTCGAAGCAAGCGGTGCCGGGCTTCCCCGCCGAATTTAACGATGCGTTCACGCTTACTACCACCCGGACTGGTGGAGCGATCGGCGCCATCGCCGCGTTGGACGACAAGCTGATTCTACTCAAGGAGCAGGGGCTCAGCTTCACCTGGGGTGACGGCCCGGCGCCCAACGGGACCAGCAACGATTTTTCGACACCGGCCCCGATCCCGACTGATGCGGGCTGCACGAACCCGAGGTCTGTCGTCTCCATGCCCTCGGGGCTCATGTACCAGTCGCAGAAAGGGATCTACCTGCTCGGTCGAGATCTTAGCGTGAACTACATCGGCGCGCGGGTGGAGGCGTACAACGGCTACCAGGTCACGGCAGCAGTGATGCTGCCTGGCTCACGGCGCATCGCCTTCACTTTGGCCGGTCCGCGCGCCATGCTGGTCTATGACTACCTCGCCGGCTTGTGGGCGGTCTGGACTGGGCTCGATGCCGTTTCAGCCTGCACGTTCCAAGGCAAGTTCGCGTGGCTCAAGAGTACGATGGAGATATTCTTGGAGACTCCCGGCCAGTTTACCGATGCTGGCAATCCAATCAACATCGGCCTCACCACGTCATGGTTGTCGTTCGCTGGGCTCTCCGGATTTGAGCGGGTTCGGCATCTCATCATTCGTGGCGATTACCGGAGTCCGCACATCCTCCAGGTCTCGATCGCCTCGGACGACAACCCAGGCGCCACTCAGACCGCGTCGATTGTGCCCGCTACTCAGCTCACTCCGGGCGCCCCGTTCGATGTGGGCACGTTCGATGTCGAGACTCCGTTTGACGGACAGTTCATGGCCTATGAGTGGCGTATTCACCTCGCCAAACAGAAGGTGACGAACGTCCAGATCATCCTCCAGGAGACCCAGGCTGGGCCGTCTTACGGCGAGGGCCTCCAGCTGTCCGGATTCGCCTTCGAGGTGGCCGCGAAGTCTGGACTGCATCGAGTTCGTGCGGAACAATCGTTTTAGGAGCGTCATGGGCAACGCGATTCCCTTCCACGCTGACTCTCACCTCTCCCAGGTGAATGATTGGCACCGCGCTCGCGGTTTGGCGCTGGTGAAAGCCACTCAGCTACCGCGGATCGGGTTTCTGGTACCAGGGGTGGCCGTGGGTTTTATATACCAGACGGATTCGAGCTTGGTGCTCTTGGACGGATTTGTAGCGAATCCGGCCTTGCCTTATGGCCAGTGCAGCCGCGCGCTCGACGAGATCACCGGAGCTCTGCTCCGGGCGGCTGTCGAGCTCGGACCCAGGACGGCAGTGGTCATCACGGCTCTCGATCCTGTTGCGGCTCACGTGAAGCGGTTCGGTTTTCGGCCGGATGAACGCGCTCATACGGTGCTCACGAAGGAGGTCGAGTAATGGGTTTCCTCGCTTCGGCGCTCGGCGGAGGCAACAACTTCCAGGCCACGTCTGCAGACATCACTCAGGACCCCAACGCACTCAAGAACCTGCAGTCGCAATATGGAGCCGCGCAGGGACTGACCCAGCAGCAGCAGGGTCTTGCCAATGCGCTGCAGAGCCAAGCGTCGAACGCAAACGGGCTCAATTTTGGCGCCGCGCAGGGCACGCTCGGCCAGGGGCAACAGCTACTCTCTCAGTTGATGTCCCAGGGACAAGGCCAGGGACCGAATCCCGCGCTCGAGCAACTGCGGCAGACGACCGGCCAGAACATCCAACAGACGACCGGTCAGATCGCCTCGCAGAAAGGGATCAACCCCGCCATGGCGGCGCGCCTCGCCGCGCAGTCGGGAGCCGCTCAGAACCAGGCGGCAGCGGGACAGGCTGCCACGTTGAGCGCTCAGCAACAGCTCGCGGCGCAACAGGCCGCGGGTAGTCTCGTGGGCCAGCAGGCAGCGCAACAGGCGGCCTTGGCTCAGGCACAAGGACAGAATCAGCAGGCATGGACGCAGATGCTCCAGAATCAGCAGGCGGGAATGGGGGCCCAGAACCTGCAGCAACAGAACCTCATCCAAAACCAGATTGCAAATGCCAACAACGCCAAGGTTGGAATGCAGTCCAACATCAACAACGTCAACGCCGGGGTGGCTCAGCAAAATGCGGCGTTCGGTCAGCAGATGGCGGGCGGCCTGCTGAATGGGCTCGGCAGCGCACTCGGCCTGTCGGACGGAGGGGAGGTTCCCGATTCGAACCTTGGGAAGTGGACCGCCAACCTCGATTCTAACGTGGCGCCGGTATCGGTAGCAGCCAGCGCGCCGGCGGCAATAGCTTCCGATGCTGGCAGGGCTGGGGGAGAGGGACTTGCCAAGATCTTCTCGGGCGGTGGTATCGGTTCGATCAAGAATCTGCTGGGTGGTGATGGCGGAGCCGGTGGGGGCGGAGCCGGCATGCTCGGGGGTCTGCTGACGATGCTTGCACACGGCGGCAGAATCGACGAGACGAGCGGTGGACGCATCCCGGGTCAGGCCCGGGTGGCCGGCGACTCGAAGGCGAACGATGTGGTCCCGATCCAGGCGAGCCCTGGAGAGATCATGCTTCCCCGAAGCGTTACCCAGGCGCCAGATGCGCCTGAGCGTGCCCGCGACTTCGTGCTGGAGCTACAGCGGCGCTCAGGCCGAACGCACAGCTACGAACGCGTGGCCAAAGCGCGCCAGGCCATGGCTGATGGCGGAGAAGTGGGCGTGGTCGACGCCATCAAGAAATGGTGGCAGTCTCGCGGGACTCCACAGGCAGAAGAGAGCTCGAGGGGTGTCGCTGATAGCCTGAACGCAAAACTGCCAGAGTCTCTATCTGCCCGAGAACCCGTAAAGTCGCACAATGCCAAGCTGGAGGATGCTTACCGCGCGTCTGGCGAGGGTATGGCGGATGGCGGGGACGTGCAGCCCGAAAACCCTGGGGTCATTCAGCGTCTTCTGGCTGGGATGGGGAATAACGCAAAGTACAACATCACTCACGCATTCCCCGAGAGTTCTGACAACCCGCTGTCAGACCTGGCGCGCGAGCTCAGTTTCGGCGCATCAAAGAGTATGGAAGGTCTCGGTGAAGTTGGACGACAGACCGCCACGGCCGCAAACCTTCAGGTGCCATCCGGGCCGAATGCGCCGCCACCGCCTGCCGATCAGGCTTCGCCCCAGGAGCAGGCTCCTCAACTCCAGATGCCGCAGCTCGGTCAGACACAGCTGCCGGGGCCATTATCCGGATCTCCCAACCCTTACGGCGGCATCATGGGCCAGCTACAGAGTGCGCAATCGATGGGGGAGAGGGGAATTCGGACCCAGGCGCAGGCTGCGCAACAGAATGCTCAGGAGCAAGCCGCCGCATTGTCGGCCTATAACGACCAACAGCAGGCGCGCGCCCAATTGCTCCAGCAGCATCTCGATGCTTGGAACCGAGAGCATGATGCGATCGTGTCGGACCTCGCCAGTCAGAAGATCGATCCTCACCGGTTCTGGAGCTCCAAGACCACTGGCGGCAAGATTGGCTCTACCATTGGTCTCATCTTGGGCGGGATGGGAAGTGCTGTTACGGGCGGCCCGAACCCGGCCCTGCAGGTGCTCAACCGCCAGATGGATGCCGACATTGACGCTCAGAAAACGCAGTTGGGCATCAAGAACACGCTGCTGGCAGACAACTACAAAAAATTCGGCACCATGATGGAGGCCGAGAACGCCACCCGCCTGCAGCAGGCTGCGATTTTGGAGGGGCAGATCAAGCTCGCGGCTGCGCGCTCTGGATCACTCGATGCGCAAGGGCGTGCAGATCAACTGATTGGGCAGCTCCGTCAGCAGTTCCTCCCGCTTCGACTGCAGATGGCCCAGCACCAGATGATGATGGGCCTCATGACGAGTGGCGGGCCTGGCCGGATAGCGCTCGACGAAAACAGCGCACAAAAGGCGCGAGAAGGGCTCCAAGAGAACGATCTCATCTCTCAGAAGGTCGCTGGCCTGCAAGCATTCGCTGCAGCGCATCCGCAGGGCAGTTGGAACCCAGCAGATCGCCAGCATGCTCAGGATCTCCTGGCAGATCTCACCCTGTCGTGGAACAAGGCGCAGGAAAATCTGAATCGGCTGAACGAGAATGAGTATTCCACGTTGAGTGACTGGCTGAAAAACCCGGCCAGCCTGTACAATGCGATGACCGGGAAGGCGAAGGTGTCCATCAACGACCTCGCGAAATCGGTAGCAGCGAAGCGGAAATCGATCGAAGGCGCCTACCTGGTGCCGGGATCTTCCGTGCATCCCGCGGCGGCGATGCTGATGCCAGAGCTCGGCAAGCGCATGGTACTGCCGCCCCCCGCGCGCCCGGGATCTTTCGCGCCTGGTTTGGGAAGATAGATGGCAGCTCCCGCCACCATTGCACCCCCTCGGTCGCTCACCGTAGTGAGCCCTGAGGGCACGCTGGGCACCATGGACTCTGCAGAGTTCACGCCCGAGGTGCAGGCTCAGGGATTCCGGCTGGCGCAACCGCAGGAAGTCCAGGAGGCACAGCTCCAGGAGCAGTACGGCGAAGGACTTGGTAACGCGGCCACGGCTTTCGGCGAGGGGGCATTGGGTTCCCTGACGGGAGGCCTGCTACCAACCCTTGGCGACAAGGTCGGCGCGCTCGAGCGCATGCAGCGGAACCCGATCGCGCACGGTGCCGGCGCCGTAGCCGGTGTGGTTGTGCCGCTTGCTCTGTCGGGCGGAGCGGATGCTCCGGCCGCGAGCGGTGCGCTGGGCGCGGTGCGCGGGGCAGCGGACTTGACCGCGCCGGCGCTCATCTCCCGGGTTGGAAGGGCCGTTTCCGGCGGTGTTGAGGGTGCGGCATTACCGGGGCTCGTAGGGAAGATGCTGCCAGCGATGGCAGGTGCGGCAGCCGAAGGCGCCATGTACGGCGGCACGGACGTGGTCGAGCGGCATGTACTCGGCGATCCGGGTCTGACCGCGGAGAAGGCGATCGCGGAGATCGGCCTATCCGCCATCGTGCCGAGCCTCCTTGCTGGTGGCGGAAAACTGGTGGGTGCCGCGCTAGAGCCGCTCGGCGATCGCCTCATCGCCAAAGGGGCGGCAGCTGCTGATGCGAAGGCCTTCGCTGAGGCCGAGAAGCAGGCGGCTAGCCTTGAGGCGGTCGCGCGCGAGCGGACCGCCAACGCCTACCGACAGATGGAGCGCATCGAGCTCGCTTTGCAGAATCCAGCGCTCCCCACTGCGGATCGCGAGGCAATGCTAGCCTTCAAGGCCTCGCCAGAGTATGCCGACCTCGTCAAGGCGAATGCCGCCAGTATCATGCGACAGGCTCCGGAAGCGCTGGCGGAACGCGAGGGGGCAAAAGGTGTCCTTGGGCAGTTTCAGGCTGATCGCCCTGGGATGATGGCGGCGCGTGCGGCAGAGCTTCAGGAGCCGGCCCGGCTCGGACAGCTCGTGAACGAGCGGGTCATCCAGCGCTACGGCTCAAGGGCGGTGCTGGGCCAGATCTTCGGCGCTGCAACCGGAGCGGCCCCGGGTGTCGGACCACTCGTTGGCATTTCTTTCGGGTACATGAAGGACGTGCTCAAGCGTATCGCTCGCGACCCTGCGATGTATTCCACTCTGGGCAACTTTCTCAAAACACCGATCCAGACCTTGTCGGCCATGACGGGGCTTGCTCATCTCGTTGGGTCGACAGACAAGGCCATTGCCTCTGGAGTAGGGGCCATATTCCGAGGGGAGACAGCGGCGGCCGGTTCAGAAGTGGCTGGTTCAGCAGTCAATGCGGGGAACTTCACCAATGTATCTAATGGTGTTACTGGCCTTGCTAACAATCTGGATCGGCTCGCTCAAGAAACCAGCGGCCAAACGAACTCTCTCCAGCCCCACGCCCCCGGCACGTCCGACGCTATCCACGGGGTTGCGGCTCGTGGCGTCCAACTCCTCGCCTCGAAGCTCCCGGCGCCCGGTAGTCGCCGGCCGCTTGACCCTCCGTATCGTCCGTCGCCGGCCGAGCTAGCCGTCTTCAATCGCTACCAGGCCCTCGCGGAGCACCCCACGCTCATCCTGCAGCACGTGGCGAACGGCACCTTGACGCAGGACCAGCTGAACACGGTCCAGGCGGTTTACCCGAAGCTCCTCGCGGAGATGCGCGCACAGGTCACTTCACAGTTGGCGAAGGAGATGGCAAAGGGCACGAGGATCCCGTACCGAACCCGCTTGTCATTGTCTCACTTCCTTGGTACCGATCTAGATTCGACGACCACGCAGGTTCACCTTGCGGCTAATCGTGCAGCGTTTCAGCGGTCGCCTGCTCCCCCAGGGGGGGGAGGTGGTAAGCCCACTGCCAAGGGGTTGGGCTCCCTCAACCAGGCCTCGCGGCTCGATACTCCGCAGCAGGCCAGCACACGGAGAGGAATGTAAATGTCAGCTATTCACCAGGAGTGGCGGTCGCCTTTCTTCGCCTTGAACAACGCGGGCCCGGGAACATACACCTCGGCCGATCAGGCGAACTACCAGGACCGCGGGTTGAAGATCTACGTGACGCCGTCTGGGATCGTGGGCGGGGCCACCCTGACGATCACGATCCAGGGCAAGGACCCGATCTCCGGAAACTACTTCACGGTCCTGACATCGGCCGCGCTGTCAGCGAACAACGTCACGACCGTGCTCACGGTTTACCCGAGCGTCACAGCGGCAACCAACGTGGCGGTGTCTGACGTTCTCCCCACCATCTGGAGGATCTCGGCCGCAGTCGGCGGAGCAGGCTCTCTGAGCGCCACCTTCGGCGGGGCACGACTCCAGTGACGAACGGAATGAAGACCTCCGAGTTCTGGCTCAGCGTCGCGGTGGCGCTGGCCGGTCTGGCGCTCGTGATCGCCGGGATCATCCTAGGCCGAGACATCATCGTGGCGGCCGGCGCAGCTCAGCAGTTGGGCGCGGCGGCCGGATACGCCCTGGGGCGATCGGGAACCAAGGCTCCCAGGCCCTACTTGCCGCCCTCGGGGAGACTGTAGATGGCTGCCTCCTGGACATACACGGGCCGGTCGGCGCGTAGCGTTCAGGCGGCGACCGAGGCAGCTCCCACGCTTGCCACGGACGGATTATCTCTCATTGGCGTGCGAGGCGTGACGGTATGGGTGGACGCTGGAGTTGGGCAGACGATCACCTCGGATGCCGGGCAAATCGACATGTACGTCTACGATCCCGCATCCTGGGGGCTGGCGCCGAATTTGGTAATGCCGATCCCTCCAGGATCGACTGGGCAGCGCAGGGTCCAGCTCGGCACGATCCCGGTGGACAACCCGCGCGGCCGGCTGGCGCCGATCTCAAATGGTCTGCAGGTCTCCGGTTCTACCGTGACGCTCGACATTCTGGTGACGGAGCCGGTGTGGACGGGGAGCCCTCCATGAACGCTATCCTCCTCGCCGCGCTACTCGGTCAGTGGGCCAACCAGGGCATGCTGGTCAAGGATGAGGGCACCAACAGCAAATACGCGAAGCAAGTCAACTGCGTCGGCGCCGGCGTGTCATGCGCGTCGAATGGACTCGTCTGGACATTGACTGTGCCGGGCGGCGCGGGTCCCACGTTACCGCTCTCAGGAGCCAACGGTGGCCTTGGCCAGGCCCAGCCGACTTGTGGAGCCGGGTCGTTCTTGTCCTGCAATGGCACTCTGTGCTCCTGCTCGAGCGCCGGTGTTCCAGCTCTACCTCTCTCTGGCGCGAACGGAGGCCTCGGGCAGGCTCAGCCGACGTGCTCGGCCGGCCAGCACGTTAGCTGCAATGGAACCACCTGTTCCTGCACCGCGGACACGGGCGGAGGCGGAGCACCCACGACCTCGAAGTACCTCCTGCAGCAGACGGACGCATCTCTACCCAATGCTCAGGCCATGGCCTCTCTGGGAACGGGGCTGGTGAAAAACACGACCACAACTGGCGTGCAGTCGATCGCCTCGGCCGGAACTGACTACGCGCCTGGAACGAGCGCGAACGGAACCGGGCTCGTGCTCAGCACCAACGGCACTGGGGCCTTGACGGCCTACGGCGGGGCAACCTGTACGAACCAGTTTCCTCGGTCCCTGAGCGCTTCTGGCGCGCCCACCTGCTCCAGCGTGGCGCTGGGGACGGATGTGTCGGGCACGCTCGCTCTCGCTTCTGTAGCGGCCCCCTCGGGCGACAAGCAGGTTCACTACACGACCGGTACATCCTGGGGCAGCAGCTCGAACTTCACGTTCGATCCAGCAACAGGCGCCGTTGGCATCGGAGCGCCTACTATCCTAACTGGCAATCCTTTTGGCGTGGCTGGGTCGGCATCGGGCGGAACAGTCCAGCTGAACGTTCAGAACAAAGCGGCCGGAACGTCCGCGTCCTCTGATGTGGTGGCCACTGCGGATACCGGCACAGACAGCACCAATTACATCGACATGGGTATTAACAGCAGCACCTACGCTGACACCAATTATACGATTGGTGGAGCACTCTCGGGATACATGTATTCGAACGGTGGGGACTTGACCATCGGGACGCAGACAGCAGCCAAAGTACTCAAGCTTCATACGGGCGGAACTTTGGCGGCCAACCTTAGGGCGACCCTATCAGACACGGCTCTGACGCTAGCGTCTGGCGTTTCGTTGGCATTGGCATCTGCCACGAACGGAGGGTCCGCTTATGGCACAGGCACCGCGCTGGCCTTTACTGCGGCCGGCACAGCAGGGCAAGTGCTCATGAGCAACGGGGCTGGAGCGCCGACCTGGTCAAACAGGATGTATGGCTTCCGCGTCTCTGGGTCCAACTACACCAACAGCACAACGACCGTTAGTAATATAACTGGTCTCGCCGTGACGGTGGGGTCCGGAGAATCCGGGTCGATCCGGTGCCAGTTGGCAGTCACGAACGCCAATGCAGCCAGCGCAATCCGGTATGGAGTAAATGGCCCCGGGATGACGAACATAGTGATTAGATTCAGTCACGTTACAACAACCGTTGCAACTCCTACGCAGGAGGTATTCACAGCCGTGTCGGCGGCCGTCCAGACAGCTGCCGTAACTTCCGGCGTAGCTACAACCGAGCATGTGGACACCATCGAAATAACCTATCTGACAAGCGCGTCTGGCACGATTCAAGTGATTGCGGCTGGAAGCGCGGCGCAATTGCATACAGTATTCCAGGGCAGCTCGTGCATGGTGCAATGAAAGGAACAATAACATGGCCCAGAGAATTCTCGAGAGCAGCATTGCCAGTTTAGAGCCGGATGGAGCAGGAGGTTATATCATGACCTCCAATGTCTATTATGTCGACACGACTCGCGCGGATGGTGACCAAGTACATGCCGGGCAGGTAAATGTTCCCGTGTCGACTACCGATACGATCGCGGCCTTCGAAGCGAACCGATCCGCCGCTTACCGGGCCGACATGACAGCGCTTTGGGGAAGCGCTCCGGCAAATGCCATTTTGTTGACCCTCAAAATCGTCTAACAGTACCAACTGAGGAGATCATGCCCTATTCCAGTGAAGCACAGAGGCGATACTTTCACGCGGCGGAAAGCCGTGGCGACATCCCCCACAAAACGGTGAAGGAGTTCGACAAGGCCTCGAAGGGCATGCATCTCCCGGAGAAGAAAATGGCAGACGGGGGAGAAGTCTGCCCTCATTGCGGCCGGCCGATGGCGGACGGTGGCGAGGTGGTACCTGAGGGAGATCTCGGCCAGAAGCCGGAGGCAGAGCTCCCCGAGATGGACCTGCCTGGCATCTACCGGGGCGAAGGGAACGACGCCCAGCCCGAGGCCGATGAAGAGAGCGAAGAGGACCGCAAGAAGCGCTTCGCCGATGCGTTGCGACGGCGTTCGAGGGGGTCATGAGCCCGACAGATCTCGTGGTTACTCCGACCTGCAAGTACTTCGAGGACCATCCCGTGATCGCTCTGCGCCTGGAGCATCTTGACCAGCGACTTGATGATCTCGAGCAGCGTGTGGTTGGGATCCAGGCCCAGGACAGCGACCGAGGCGACCAAATCCGCGCGGCGCTCGAGGCCCAGACGAAGGAGATCAGCAACATCGCTGTCCAGGTCGCCGGCCTGCAGGGGCGAGTGGTAGGCTACGTCATGGCCGGATCGATACTGGTCGCAGTGGTGTCCTTCTTGGCCAACCGAGTATTCCACGGAGGACCGTGATGCGCACATACTCTCAGACAACCGGAGAGGTTCGCCGAAACGACGTGGTCGTTGGAAGCGGTTACTCGGGCCATGCTGAGGGCCGTAACAATCCCGCCCTACAGGATCATCGAGACCTGGGCCCAATCCCCAGAGGCAACTGGTCCATAGTGGGTCCCCCGCGTGATGACACTGGTCACGGTCCCTATGTACTCCGCCTCGAGCCCTTCCCCGGGACGGAGACGTTTGGGAGATCTGGATTCCTTATCCACGGGGATTCGGTCAGTGAACCCGGAGAAGCATCGCTTGGTTGTATCTGTTTGCCTCGGCCAGTGAGGGAACGCATTTGGGAATCAGGGGATCATGGCCTAGTAGTCGTTGAATAACTCGCAGTAAGGAGATGACCAATGGACGTGATCAAGAACATGCTGTTCACCAACTGGAAAACCACTCTCATGGGAGCGCTCTTGGCCGCTGCCCAAGCGGTGGGAGCCTACCTCAGCAACCAGCCTGGAGCCTGGCCCTATGTGGCTTCGGTCCTGATTTTCCTCCTTGGCGCGTTCGCCAAGGACCACAACATCAGTGGAACGGGCTCCGGCCCCATCATCAAGACACTCGTCGTTGGCACCTTGCTTACCGTTCTGGCCGCTCCAGCGCCGGCCCGAGCTCAGGATGCTGCAGGAGGGCCTTTTGGCGCATGCTCGATCTCCGGCAAGTTCTGCTACGGTCCCGAGTTGTCGATTTCCCTGGCGTCAGTCGATCTCAAGAAGGGCGCAATCAACGCCAGTATCTCTCCTGGCCTCGGCTACGGGGTTCGCTTCTTCGCGAACCAGCCCTATCAGCTTGGGCTTGCCGGCTACGTGAACCTGCAGACGGGCCCGGAGCAGTCGGCCCTACTGTCCGGGATCGTGTCCTTCGCGAATTACTTGCGCGTCGGTTATGGCTGGCAGGCCATTGGAGGCACGCACTCCAACCTGATCTTGATAGGACTTGGCACATCCCTTTGACGGTGGTACGGTAGTGCCTGGTCCTTGTACTGTTCGCCCTTGCGGTCTAGTCAGCCTCGACTAGACCGCTTTTTATTGTCCCAGAGAGTAGCAGCAGGCCACAGTGAGCATCACGGGCACACCCCGTTCTTTCGCGCCCACCATTTCTCGACGATAAGGGTCCCGCTCTCGCTCTCTCGCGACCAGACCTCGGAATCCTCGGAGATGACCGACTTCGGGACCCAATATTCCTCGCCCTCGAGTTCGACGAGAATTGCCTTATCCGTCTCGGACTTGATGCCGTTGACCTCGAAACTGACCGTGTCAGCCATCATGCCTGTTCCTTTCGATCGCTTGTGTCGCGCGCGCCAGCTCCGCCGCTTCCCCTCGCATCTCCTCCCGCCCGGCCTGATGTGCGCAAGTAGGGGCCGCACGGATCCGCCGTTACGTCATGTTCACCCAAGGTCGTCCTCCTACTTGCCTGCGCCTATACCGGGAGCTTCCGGCCACGGCGGCAACGGAACGGTCTGGCCAGCCAATTTGTGCGTGCAGTCAAAGAGAAACTCGATGTTGCCGCCGCGCACGAATGAATGACACTGACCGCACGTGGCGCCCGGCTCGCTAGGATGCTCGCGGTTGTAGTCGCACCAGCAGGGGTGTTTGCCATCCACGTAGTGCCCGGAGCGCACGAGCACGGACGGCGAGAACGTCGGCGCAGTCTCGTTCCCGTCCCAGGTCCACTCGCAGCGCCCCCCAACTCTGACCTGGTGCGCCTCGTCGCACGCCGGGCACCAGAAGGCAAGCACACCGCCCGACAGGCGTTGCAATACCGGAGAGAGTTGGCTCATTTCCCCTCCTTCTTCGGCGGCGCGGCGGACGGGTCGGAATCGGCGCGAGACGGACAGTCGTATCCTGCCGGCTCCCCGCAGGCGGCGCAGATCGCGGTCTTCGCGGCGCGGGTCACGCTGCCCCCTTCGTTCGCCAGTAGTAACGATTGGCGCGAAACGGCCGACCGCACTTGGCGCAATCGACCAATGCAGGCGGCTCGGGTACCGACTGCTCGAAACCGCAGTAGCAGCAGGTCACCGTCAGCATGGTCAGTACTCCGTCGAGCAGAGGAGACCCCGGCGTCCATCGGCGCACCACTCGGCGCAGGTCTTGGTCTCCTTCGGCGCGCCGGGCTCGTCTACGTCGGTGATCGACAGGAGTGCGGAGTCGTCCCACTGCACCCAGCCGTCCTGGTCGATCTCGTCGGGGTCCGTAATCCCGAGTTCGCGGATCTGCTCCCGCACGTCCTCAACGTCCGCGCCGATCCACCAGTCGTACCCGTTGTGGAACACGTGCAGCGCCAGGGGCTCCTTGGTATCGGTCATCCCTCGTTCTCCTTCGGCGCGCACACGTCCTCAGCGAACCGCACCGCCATCGCGGCGACCTGGATCGCCTCATTACGCATGAGCGCAAGATCGGGCTTCCGTTTCCTGACCTCATCCCAGAGCTCGTCCAGCTCCTCCAGGATGACGGCGTACCCCTCGTGCGGGCCGCGCATCGGGGCATGCTTCGCCTGGGCCTTCGCCAACGCCTTGGCTACGTCCGCGATCACGGACTCCGTGGGCTCCCCAGCGAGAGACTCCGGGGCGGAGGCGGCGAGTTCATCAAGCTCATCCGCGATATCATGGAGCGTGTTCGCCGCCTCCGGTGCCGTTTCCCCGCGCAGTTTTTCACAAATGCCGGCGGCGGCGCGGAACGCCTCCGCCGGGCTATTGAACGATAGAGAGGTTATCAGCGTCGACCCCGGGGCAGTAGTTGAGGGTCGATGGTCTGGGGTAAGCGGCTCGGGCGGAGGGGAATCGAGGGCGGCCGGCCCCGCGGCTGCGGTTGCAGGACCGGCCGGCGCTACTGAGGGACAATGCGCTCCCTGTAGTCGTCCATCTGGCGCTTGATCAATCGGCATCACCTCCTTCGGCGATTCTCGCTGGATGAGCATTTCCATGGGTACGGCGTCGAAAGCCTCGGCCGTCCTCTCGAGTGTGTCGCAAGTAGGAGCCTGGGTGCCGCGCTCGATCTCGTCCAGTATTCCGGTGATCCTATTTAGTGAGTTTAGCGCGCAGGCTGCGGAATTTGCATTGGCATCCCTGTCTTTTCGCGCCTCGTCCCGCTCCCGCGTGCGCGTGGCAAGCTGCGATTCCAAGGTACTGACGCGCCTGATTCGCTCCTCCGCCTCCCGCGTGCGCTCGTCGAGCTGGCGCTCGAGCTCGCACATCCGCAGCCGCCATGTCTCGGCGCTGGCGATTGGATAGCCGTTGGGTTCCCGCTCCCGTTTGAACTGGTCCTCGAGTTCGGAGGCATGTGCCTCTAACTCGGAGTTTTTGACCAACTGCTCGGAGAGCTGGGCCTTGAGCTCGGCGACACGCGCCTCCAACTCGGATTTTTCGACCACCAAGGACTTAAGCCATTTGATGCGATCCCTCCGGGCCCTAGCATCTTCACTAAACAGCGTTGTAAGACTCATCCGCCTCGTCTCATCAACCATTAAATACCTCCACCGTGAGAAAATAAGCTGCGCCGCACCGCTACCGCTCCAGGTCGCGCCGCATGTCGACATGTTTGGCAGAAGCCAGTTTCGTTCCAGGGCGCAATATGCTTGCCGCACCGACACCGCCGGACCGGGTCAGGCAGCACGCGAGCCCGTCGCCATCCGCGCTGTCTCGCTGCTACTGCGGGGTCAATCACGGCTTGTCCCTCTTGTGCGTCGCCTCCGGCCCCGACAAATCGAAACGAAGAGTTTTGCGCTTGCGTCCCAACCTCTCTCTGGCGTTGTTGCGTATGTACTCACGCTTTTTCTCGTCCATGGAGTCGGCAAGGCGTGCACAGGAATAGCAACTTGCCTCCCTCCAGTCGTCGATTGCATTCCGAGGGTCGTCTATTGGCGCACCACAGGCGACCATCATCAGCGGTTTCCCCGCAGCAGATACGGCAGTCGGATGCGGTACGAGCAGATGCAGTGGAGGATCATATTTCACGGGGACTCCGGGTTAGAATGGAATATCAAACAGGATCTTCTCAACGGCGGCGCAATCCTCGACAGTCCAATCGGGGGTGGGTTTGGGAGTCGTCCCGAACACCTTCTCCGCCGCAGCCCGGAAGGCCTCCTTCGCCTTCTCCTTTCCTCCGAATTCTCGGATGGCTCGATGCCACACTGCGATACTGGGGGGAGGCGTCTTGGTTGTTGGCGGAACAGCTGCCTTCGACGCACCCTTGGGGTTCTCTCGTGGCTGGTCCTGGTGCGGGGCGCCCTCTTCCGATGTCCCCTCTGCGAAGTCCATGAAATCTTCTACGTCCTGGGTGAAAATGTCGGAGCACCGTGCAAGAGCGATCGCGCCATCAACCAGGGCGCGTTTCTTGGCCATCTTCAGGATCGTGTTGACCAATGTGAAGATATCGTCGTTCTCTACTGTCCCCTGGACCTGGTCCACGATCTCCGGCGCATCAATGGACCATTTCGCCCCGCATCCACCTTTCTTGACGAAGCAAAGCCAGCCCCCGCCGTACTCCTCTTTACCTTTGATGATCGTCTCCTTACCGCACTCGGGGCATTTGCGGGCCGCATTTCGCCAACGGTAGCGGCCTTCTTTGGAGTTGGCCGATCCGAACCCCTCGGCCAGCACGGTACCAGCGTCCCGAGAGACAATCTTGACTCGGAACATATAGTGAAATAGTCCCCTGTCCCAGTCTTCGACCCTTTCGATCAGTTCGAATGTTGGCGTGCAACGGAATAGGTCTGTCAGCTTCTCGGCGCCCGGCTTCAGCAGGGTGGGATTCTTGGTCCCTGGGATCACCCCGTAGTCAACACCCTTCTTCATGTGGGTGCCGACATAGGCCATCAAAATGGCTCGTTGTTCCATGTCCTCCTTGAGCGCAGCAGCCATGATGATGGCGCGCTCTGTGGTTGGCTTCGCCGATGCGGTCGGAACCGAGGGGATGATCGCAGAGTCTCCTGGTTCGGGGTCCTGTGTGGTATCTGCCATGTCTATCCCTTCGTGGCCAGATCGTCGCCTGGTAGTGTGGCCTTAACGGTGAGGTTGTCGTGAGTCTCGATCGGAGTGGTACCGGGCGGAACTTCGCCTGTCAGTCGAAAGTGCTCCTGGAGGGCAGCCATCTCCGGCTCGGGCTTGATGCGATAGAGCCCGGCCTCCACTGGCTGGCTCAGCAGCCAATCGCGCAGAGCGTTCTTGTCGGTGACCTCCAGATGTGCGGGCGACTCGCGGAACGAAATCTTCCCGTGCAGGAACTCGCGGCTCTTTCTTTTGCCGCGCACGATCTCGGCCTTGTTGGCGTTGGCCCACTCCGACAGCCTCAGCTCGAAGAACGCGGCGCCTCGAAGAGCCTTGGCTTTGAGGGCATCGGCCCGCTCCCGGGCAGCAGAGATAGCAGCGGACAGCTGCGAATCGATCTCTGCAGCCTCTTTTTCGCACTCCGCCTTGCGCCGGAGAGCCCAATCCACGTCCTGGATAGTGGACGGCATCCATGGTCCTCGGACCTCTGGCGCCTCGTCGTCCTGATACTCAACCTCCGGAGGAGACAGCGACTCCGCCCTCTTCGCCATTTCTACGATTTCATTGACGTTCATGTTTCCCTCCTGGGAAATAGAGCGCCGAGAGCTCGCGGTCCTGTGTGCATCGACCCTCTCGGCGCCCGTCCCAGCACCACGCCGGGATTACTCGAGCATCTCCAGGGGCAGAACGTCGAGAGCCGAGGCGAACCTCTCGATCGTGTCGAGGGTGGGAGCCCGGGTACCGCGCTCGAGCATCGAGACGTAGGAGGTCGAGAAACCAGACTTGGCCGCGAGTCCCTCCTGCGGCAGTTTGCGGCCCACCCGGATCTCCTTCAGGTTCTCCGCAAAACGCACCTTGAGCGGCTTCTCAGACGCAGCAGACTTCTTCATGTGTGTTCTCCTGTACTTACGGTTTCCGTTCCGTTGTGAGCAGTCCCGATCGTCTGCCTCCCCTTTCGGGGTCCGCGGGTGGCAACTGCCGTGGTCCGCTACTCTCGGTTCCGCCTCTATCGCTCACTATGTAGTGGGACTCCTTGTCTGTCAAGTGGGTATCTTGACCCCTGATGGCGGTTTATGTACCGTGAGACTGGCAGTATCCCTTACTGGTCGTACTTGGTGAAAATATGATCACTGCTGAATTCGAGATGGTTTGTCTCCGGCCCTTCATGCCAACCTTGGAGTCCAGTATCGAGGGCATCAGCCTCTTCAAGGCTCACCGAGTTCTGCTGCAGGGATTCGGCAGCCGGCGCGATGGCCAGTGTATTGCCTGGTCTCCGCTTGGAAAGGTCATGCTAGACGCATCTCTCGAGACGCTTTGCGAGGAGCGAGAGCTGATCGATGCGGTGGGAAGGCTTGACGCCCCTGGGGGCTTCCATGCCGTGTAGATGCGGAGGCCTAGAATATACACGGGTCGGCATTCGCGCCTGGAAGGTACCAATCAAATACGTTCGCCCGCAGTCGCACAGGAGGAGATATCGAACGATCTGGTATGGCGGGCGGCCAATGTGTCGACAATGCTTTGTTCGCTGGGACCAAATACAAGAGGCGCTCGAACACACCTATCCGGTTTACCCGGGGGTGGAGTGCTCTGCATGACACCATCACTGGTAGAGATAGTGCTGGAGAGGCGATCGGCTGAGCAGGTGGCACAGGCCAAGAGTTCTCTTGGCCGCCACGAGAAGGACTCCTGGGATGTGCGGGCAGAGCGGAGTCCACCTCCTCCGGAATACCGGACTCACTGTATGGCATGCGACCGGCGCGCGGTGCGGGGGACCATTTACTGCTTGTCTCATCTCTATAGCTACCGCGGCACCGGAACAGTCGACCTCGTCGCCTATTATCCCGCGAGCCGCAGATCCACCCGGAGATCGCGCCATCTCGCGGTCCGGGTCTTGCCGCCCGGGTAGCGGAGCCCGGGCTATCCCGCCCGCAGCGAGGGGCTAGGCGCGGCCTCTACCGCAGCCGGCCCCTTGCAGCGATCTCTAGCTTGGTGTAGACGGTTAACGCGTTACGTAGACGGTTCGTAACGCAAAAACCATAACGAAGCCCGTAACGTGGAGAAACAAAATGCCAGGCTACGTCAAGATCTTCTCGGCAATCCTACAGTCGACAATCTGGAGAGAGACGGCACCAACAAAAGTCGTGTGGATTACGATGCTTGCGTTGGCAGACAGGGATGGATTCGTGGGAGCCTCCGTTCCCGGGCTGGCGGACACAGCCAAAGTTACACTGCAAGAGTGTCTCGACGCATTGAAAGTGCTTGAATCTCCTGATGAATGGTCACGCACGAGGACGGACGAAGACCAGGGACGTCGGATCGAGAAGGTTGACGGTGGGTGGCACATCATAAACTATCAGAAATACAGGGAAATGCAGTCGAGAGCGGCGGCCAACGAAAAGGCCGCACGGCGACAAGCCGCATGGAGAGAGCGCCGGAAGCTGAGAAATAACGCCGTAACGTCTACTGTAACGCCCGTAACGGAAAATAACCCCATAGCATCTGCATCTGCATCTGCATCTGCAGTAACTACTACCCCCCTAACCCCCCAACACGAACTGCCACCCGTTACTGCGCCGCCGCGCCGCGCCCGCATCGGACCAGGACACCCGGCTTTCGAGGCGGTCCAGCACTGGACCCAAATCACCTGGCCGGAGATCTCGACAGCGAGGTGCCCCGAGGTGGAGACGCATCAGGCGCAGTCCCTCGCGGCGCTGTCGGCGCAGTTCACGCCGCATGTCGTGATGGACGCCATGGACCGAGCGGCAGCCGATCCTTGGTGGGCGAACAAGCTAGACCTGCAGACGTTCCTGGCGCAATTTGCCCGGTTCTTGCCGCACGACCGGGCGCCGAGTGAGAAAGCCAAAGGGATGGCAACTCCCTCGATCGACTGGAATAGCCCGGAGGCAGGGAAACTATGAGTGACTTCACTGAGCGATTAAAAGAGATTGTGACAGCAGGGAAAGAAATCCTGGACGATCCCTCGTTCCGACTCCACGCGAAGAAGCTCGAGAGCGAGAGCATTGAGTTTCAGGCGCGACAGCGAGAACTCGCGAAGCGGGTGCGGCTCGAGCAATCCGGCATTCCGCGCCGCTACTGGGAAATGCTGGAATCCCCTAAGCGGACTGCAGCGCTTGAGGCGCTGGATGCATTCATTGCCGGGCCCCAGGACTGCACCTATTTGCTTTTGCTCGGTCCGGCTGGGCGTGGCAAGACGGCGGCGCTCACGGTCGGCGCCTACCGGGCGGGAGGAATCTACTGGGACTGCCAGGAACTACTCAGAGAGTCAACATTCGACACCAGCCTGTGGCGCAATCTCCGAGAGGCGCCCTTCGTCGCGCTCGATGAGCTCGGTGCGGAGGCCACCAACCCGGCCTGGGAAGCGAATCTCTATGACCTGCTCAACGGCCGAGATGCCGAGCTGCGGCGAACGGTCCTGGCCTCAAACTTGAACGGGCCAGCCATCCGAGCACGCTACGCCAGTGCCGGCCTACAGCGGCTCGTGGACAGGATCCAGTCGCACGGCAGCCTGGTGACACTGCCAGGCCCCTCGATGCGCGTGCCGTTTTTGCAGCTGGCCCAGCCACCCGAGCGAGACTAACCAGCAAACTACAACAGGAGGGAACATGAGCCTTCGCGTAATCATTGAGATTGTTGGACTTTTTGTCGCCCTGGACCTGGTTCTGAGGGCGTTCTCGTTCGGGGGCCGGAAGACGGTTTGTCGACTGGATAGGTCCACATCGCTCATACCTGGAGACGAAAGTGACCGGTAAGGGCCTCAGAAGGTCTGTGGTTGAGTTCAGGCCCACGCCCCGCCACCAGGACCCACCTGCCATCCCGATCGCCTCGCTGGTGCCCAGGCAGGCGGTCCCGGACAGGTCTGGTGAGCATGTTCCGGTCGACCTAGGCCCGCTAGGGTACAAATTCACGGTCCGGGGGGAGCCTTTGCCGAAAGAACGACCACGGGTCCTTAGGGGGCATACCTACACGCCAAGGAGGACCTTGGAGGCGGAGCGTGGCGTCAGGGAGGCGGCCAGTTTGGCCGGAGTTCGTCCGCGGCGCGGACCCGTGATGCTGTCGGTGGTTTTTTACCGCTCCACTCGACGCAGGGTTGATCTCGATAACCTGGTGAAGTTGGTCCAGGACGCACTAAACGGCTACGCCTGGGAGGACGACTCACAGATAGAGGCATTGTCGGCGCGCAAGGTGCTTGGGTGGGCTAGCCCCTGCACGGAGATCGAGATAACTGCGTACGAGGCGCCAGAAGAGGCACCCTTCTGAGACTCGTGGCGGAGGTTGACATGCGCGGCGGGCGCGCGTATATTCTATCCATGGTTGGCAGGGAGCCGGCCAGGGAACAGGGAGAGAGACCATGACGATCCGAACCATCAGCAGTCAGCGGTACCTGGACCCCTCGATCGTCGCCGCCAAGGTCGCCTCCGCTGATTTCGAGGTACAGGTAGTGTTGGTCGAAATTGCGGGCGAGACATACCGCGTCATCGTAGATGGTCACCATTCCTTGGCCGCTGCCCGAAACGCTGGAGTCGCGCCGGAGTATACGCCAGCACATCCGGAGATCCAGGGCGAGGCGACGGCCAACCCGGAGACGTATCTCGCTGATCACCAACTCGACAGCGACTATTACGACGTAGAAACAGGGCTGGATGTTTGGTGACCGATAGTTAAATACTATAGGGATAGAGGCCATGACGACCGCCACGATCTACTACCGGATCCAACCCAAGGGATTGTCTTTGCGCCACACGTCCGAGGATTGGTCTGGGGAGATCTTCCGCGAGCATGGGCGAGTGTGCTGCTACGACAGCACGGACTCGCTCCTGGCCGGCGAAGGCGACGACTGGCACCGCGCGCCCCGCCTGGAGGTGGTCGAGTTCACGGGACGAGACCCGGAAGAACTAGGAGGTGCGCACGTCCCGGGGATTTCCGCGGTCCCAATTGAGATCGTACGACGCACTTCGCTCGCAAAGTTTCTCGCAGCTCTGTCGCGACAACAGGCGAAACCGGCCTCGGCCGGTCGCGTGGGATTGACCTACGAGGCGCCAGAAGAGACACCCTTCTGAGACTCGTGGCGGAGGTTGACATACGCGGCGGTCGCGCGTATATTCTATCCATGGTTGGCAGGGAGCCAGCCAGGAAGACGGAGAGAGACCATGACGACCAGCGCATACGAGATGACCTACCGGATCAGCGGCAACACTTTCCCGCACAAGGATTACATCCGGTCGCTGGGCGGGACCTGGGACAAGTCGACCAAGACATGGACGGTGGTCGCGGCCGGAAAGAAGATGCAGAGCGCGATCGAGTCCGAGATGCGCCGCGCCGGTCTTTCAGTGGAGCGCATCGCGTAAAGGAGAGAGACTATGACTGACACGATCAAGATCGACCGCTACACCGCAGACGGTTGGTGTTCCGGGGCCGAGCATGTCGACCTCCTGCGCGTTGCGCATTACGCTGCGTCACATGGATTGCTGCCGATCGAGAGCGAGCAAGAGGCGATTCGCGCGACCGAGGCCGCGTATGGGTGGGGTGGACCTGGGCCCAGGATCGGGCAAATCACCGTCACCGAGATCCCTAACTGGCGCTGGCTCAGCGGTTGGGAGACCTAGTAGCCCGAGCAGCCCTGTCGCGACAACAGGCGAAACCGGCCTCGGCCGGTCGCGTGGGATTGACCTACCGCGCCTGATGAGCCAGGTCAAAAAAGGAGAACACAATGACGACCGAATTGAAGGTGTTCGTGGTTGGCGTGGCGCTGATGCTGTCTGGTTGCGGGGCTGTCACAGCCTACAACCGAGACCA